TGAACCTGCGTCAACACCACTCGCATTGCTACCACCACTCATAATATAAGTCGCACTTGCAGTTTTATTACTAAAAAACCTACTGATATAATCCCAATAAATCACGTCTTGCGAATCATCATAACCAATAATTAAATTTTTATTAGAACTTTCATCTGAACCCGCAGTAGTAGCGAGTATTGTTGCACTAATTGGCGTCACCATGTACCCGCTTAATGCACCAACTAAAGTTTTTGGTGAAGTGTCTAGTGCCAATACTTCAGAATTATCTAGTGAAAATTTATCAGTTTGTAAAACGAATTTTGAATCTAATTTTTTGCTAGTTCCTGCACTGCTACCCGTAGTGTCAGAAACGTCAACAATCATATATAAATCACCGCTACCCGTTTGTTGGTCGAGTGCTGTTTTGTCCGTTAGTCTTTGTCCTGCCATTGTTTAATTTTTTAATATAATTTTTTAGCTTCTTAAAGTTTTCTAAACTACTTGTATATGTTTTACGTTCTTTAACACCCATATATAGTAATATCAGCACCTTGTAAAAACCCTTTTAGTCGATTGTTTCTTGGTACGTTAACATCTAAATTAATTCCTGCAAAATAATTATTTGCAGTCGGATCAAGGTCAGCACCAGAATTTGTACTGTATTCAGGAAAAGAACTTGTATTATTTCTTATATAATCTATTAACCTTTCTCTATAAAATTCAGCAGCATCTTTTGCTCTATCCATTAGTGGTCGTAAGTCATCATAAGTAGCTGACTGTCCTGTGTCAGTGTCGCCCATAACGACAACGGAATTATTTACGAAACGAAGGCGCAAGAACGGCGCAAGTTCTGAAAAAGACGATTGTACTAATGCAGGTTGTATATATGTTTCTACAAGTGTTTTATATGCACCTGATAATGAACCCGCTTGTATATCTGCTTTTAATTTAGCGTCTAAATCAGTTCCAAGAACAGGTAGTATAAACATATCCTGTGATAGTAGTATATAAGGCATAATAATATTGTCATCTACTGAACCACCTAATGCTGTGTCTTTCTTGATTCTTGTACTGCTTATATATAATGTATGTTGTATTGCCATAATTTTAATTTATTTTACGCCTGGATAATGTCCTTGATTTGGCATATTAACAGGTGCTGTTTGTGCGTCCTTAATTCCTCTTGGTCTTGGCATATAAGTTTTTGGTATACTATCTGCTTTATTGTAATCGTCCATTTTTTTGTCAGGTTCTTTTAATAGTGATTTAGATTTTAATCTATATAAGATAACCTTAAAAGCATGTCTGCAGTAAACTCCGCCCTTAAAACGAAACAAATCGTACGGTTTCCCCTTGTGTCCTAATTGTCTATTAACACCTTCACGACTAGCTTTGTCAATATCTTCTATTCTATAAACAAATCCTGCTCTTGCTAGTGTCATCATATTTTCACAAAAACGTCTACTTTTACCACCTGCTTTTCTACTCTTTTTAATATACTTAAAACGGATTCTATAAAAAGATTTATCTAAATAACTAAACGCATCTTCTTTACTTTTAATTTCGTCCGCCATATTTTCTTTCTTGTTTTCTGCAATTAAAGACTTCGCCCATTCTTCATAATCTTCTACTTGATCTTGGTCTTGTTCGTCCACTATTTCCCAATCATCATCAATTACTATTTCGCCATTTAGATTTGCAAGTATGCCATCAAATTCATCGTCTGATAAATCTTCTCTAACGCCCTCTATTTCATTTACTTTTTTCTTTGCCCAAGACTGTCCTGCATCACCACCCCATAACGCCCAAGCTATTCTACCTGCACTTGGAAAACCATCTTCGCCTATTTCAAACCCTTCAGCTTTTTTATCTACTTCGTGTCTTGCAAAAAAACTATTCATTCTTTTGATCGTATCAAAGCTAAGATTATCACCGTTTTTAATGTTTGTTGCTCTTGCTACTGCTACTTGTGTTCCACCTCGCTTATATTCTCTACGCCATTCTAAACCCTTTTTAGCTTCTTCAACCATTCCTTTTGTTGGTTTAGTATCTATATCTTGTAAATCTTTAAATTCGTGCTTTAAATCTTCTTGTTCTATTTCTTCATTTGATACACCTTCTTTTTCTTGGTCATCTTCTGATTGTGTCTTAACAACATCTAAATCAATGAAATCAGCGGGTTTAAGCGTTTTAAAGTATAAATCAAGGTTTATATCATTAATTCTAAATATCTTCTCTAAACCGCGTATTAGAATGTTTTGGAAGGGCTTCACCACAGAATTTGAAAAAAGTGAAAAAGCATCTCTTAATTCATCTGCATTATTTCCAAGACCGCCACCTTCTGCTCTTACTCCAAATAGAATAGGCGAAGTTACTCTGTGTCCTGCTAAGATTTGATTTACTGCTTGTTTAGACATTCCTTCCCAAGCTGACTGTGCGTCATTCATTTGGATAGGTTCTATAATTGGTGCTGTGTCTTTACCATCATTAAATGTTAATAGTATTTTTCCTGCGTTTCCACTACCTGCAAACTTTTGGTTTAGTTGTCTTTCAATAGTTCGTCTTTCTTCTTCAGTAGGTACGCCATTAGAAAACCCAACGTGCATAGATGGTGTCATTCCTGATGTTATATTAGATAAATGAAATTGAGCAATTTCTAATTCCATTTGAATCCAATCTGTAGCAGCTACATAATCAGGTGCAAAGCCATAAAACAAAGCGGGGTTTTTATCTCGGATCATTAGAATTTGACTTGCTTGTGTTCTATCTTCTGTATTGAAAGCAGCATAAGGTCTTGGTCTGTATTCTGATTTTCTTGCTTTAGACCAATCAGCAGAATAATAATAAGTATCTATTTCACCGTCAACCATTTTACCGCTTCTAATGTATTGTGCTGGTATGTGTAAAAGTTTAGCTATTTTGCTTCTATCTCTACTCCAAATAACATTTACATAACAACCACCGAACAGCTTTAAATCCATTGCTAAATCTTTTAACACGTCGTCATCTGAGTTATGCAGTAATTCTGTTAGTCGTAAAAAAGATTCTTTATTAGCTTCGCTTTCATCAGCGTTAGTAGCAGCTAAACCTTCGCCGTAAATCATTGCACCGATTGACTTAATTAATGCACCATTAATAGCACTACCTAAAAATAGTTCTAATAGATAATTAGGATAGAGATTATCTTCACCAAAAGAAACCCAATCTTGATTAGGTCTTTCAACTAAATGAGGTATGTTATAATGTGATAATTTTACTAAATTTAAATTCATAATTAATCAATAGTTAAGTAAACATTTTCGTTAGTAAATGTGCTTGGGGTGTATTCTTTATATGATACTGACTGTGAATTGGCTGCACCTGTTATATTGCAAAGTCCTGTAAATAATAATTTAACACCTGCTGTGTCAGGATCAAGATTAGTTCCGCCCACGTTTTGATATATAAAAGCGTCATAGAAGCCTAAAGGTCTTTCAGGTGTGCCAATTTTTATTATTGCAGCTAATGGATTTGACGTAGAAGGTGATACAGAAATAGACAACATTGTATATCTGTCATTATAATACTGCGAAAGTGAACTAAATGCAGGTTGAAAAAAGTATTCTCTATTTGTAAGACGACTTTTTAAATTCATTAAAAAACCATCGCTTGTATCAAAATCTGCTGACAAATATCTTTTTAAATTTAGATATACTAGGTTTTGAATTAAGGTGTCGCTATCTCTAATTAGTTGTATCATATCTCTTTATATAAGTCATAAAAAATATCAGGATATTGTTTTTTCAACGCTTCCTTTGCTTCTTCTGTAAATGGCGGTATTACGCTGTTTTCTATTTTAAGTTCCCAAGCCATCTTTCTTTTTCTTTTTAGGTTTTTCTTCTATAAAATAAGCGTTTCTAACGCCTTCGCCTAGCTTCTTAATTTGGTTCTGAGTAAGATCATTTAAAGGCGTATAACAATTAGGTACTGTTTTACCTTCATAGTCTTTTTTTACTTTCCAAGCCATAGTGTTTTATTATAAATATAAAAGTTAAGTTATTGTTTTTTAGTGTACAAAAAAAGGGGTAATAAAACCCCTTCTTTTATATATATGCAGTAGCGATTAAGTTCCTGATACTATAGTTAATTCAGAATCTGCATCACCTAATTGGTCAAACGGATAGTCTGTACCACTACCATTAGTTTTCTTAATGTTATATAAAGGTTCTTTTTCTTCTGCTGTAAACTCTATCGTATATCCTGTTAAATCACCTTTAGCAGCACCTGAAACAATCGTACCACCTGAAACATCACAACCATTATTAAGTCCTAATAAAAATACATTATCGTTAGTATCTTGTACAAAGATTTGAACACGATTATAACAAAGTAATTTGATTTGGTTTGAAGTTGCTGCATCTATCTTTTGTAATGTTAAAGATAGTGTTTGAGTAAAGAATGTTGTACCTGTAGCTGCGTCAGCGTTAAAGTTGACAGTCATACTTGACAAGTTTGGTCTTAAATCATATTGAAATACTGTTACAGCTCCACCACTTTGTATATCCCAGTTAGCAAAACCTGCTGTATCTATAACATTAGTATCAGTACCGTCAAAAGTAGCTTTAGCTCTAATGTCTGAACAATATGACTTAACAAAGA